AACGGTCGCGGTGTACGCACCGGCGTAGGCATAGGAGGGGTAGTCATGTCGGCAGTAGAGAAGTTGCGGAATTATCCCGGACTGGACGATGGCGGGGCGCTGCCTGAAACAACGTTGGAGTTTTTCCTCGACGTTGCGAAAGACACGATTCTGCGTCGCAGGTTCCCGTTTGACCCTGCACAGACTGAAATGCCGACGGAATACGAAGGCATCCAACTTCGCATGGCTGTCGAGATGATCTCGAAGATCGGAGCGGAGGGTCAGGTTGCTCACGCGGAGAACAACATCACGCGTGAGTACGCCTCCGATACGATCAGCCCGTCACTGTTACGGATGGTTGTGCCGAAAGCGGGAACGCTGTGAGAACGCTACGTCGTAACCGTCGTAAGGTGTACTACTCGCAACGCAGTATCACGACGAATGACGCCGCCGTCACGGTCTTCCGCGACATCCCGCAGCCGCCTTATAAGCAAGGCGACCTCTGGCACATGCCCGAGCTTACCGTTGACTACTGGCTTAATTGCGGATTGACCGTCGACCAAGTCATGGCTCTCGGCTTTACCGTCGAGGAGAGGATGGGCGGCCACTCGTATGTCTGCACGACTAGCCGCGCATCAGGGAGCTTTAACCGCTCCGATTGGAAACTGACCGGCACGACCGACAAGACATCGGCTAAGCTCTCCGAACGCAGTATTGACCGCGTACCGATTCTGGACGAGTTCGGCAACGAGACGGGCGAGTACGAGTACGACTGGTCTGACCCGGCTGAACTGTGGTTAAACATGTCGCCCGACCGCGGCTCGGTCGAGTCGCGAATATTCGGTGACAGCGAGGAGTACGACCGTCAGATTGTGGTCGAAACCACGCCGTTGCGCGAAGGCGACCGTCTATGGGTACGGCAACAGGACGTGACGAAGCCGCACGACTACGTTGTGTCGAAGTACGCNGAGGGTCTAAACAGCGTGACGCTGGCGATTAAGCGAGTTGATGTGACGTGAGACAGGTCACGGTAGACGTATTTGCCCCGTCGAGCATAACCGATGCGATTAAGGCGTTGGAGCGTGTGATCGACGAGGAGGAACAGAAGTTCGACCGACATTTACAAGAGGTTCTTGAGTACGGCTACGAACTGGCGAAGAAGAATTTCGAGATGTATGCAAGCGGTCTGGGTACAGGTCGGTTGCTGGACGAAATCTACTTCGAGTACAACCCGAAAACGCGCACAGGCCGGATCGTGTCAGGCGCACCGTATACGTCGTACTTCGAGTATGGCACGGGGTCGGTCGGACAGCTGAACCCACACCCTGACGCGACGGGCGAGTGGACATACTCGACCGAAGGCTGGTGGTACACGCCCGACGACGGCGAAACGTTCATCTGGACTTATGGGCAAGCATCGAAACCGTTTCTGTGGCTGACACNGATGGAATTACAGGATAGATACGGCGCACAGAGCAGACCGTAAANAGGTAGGCACGGTAAGAAATGATCGACTACGAGAACTACATTTTCACGCAGGTTGCGACGGCGTTAAGGACTGAGATTCCGGGCATTTACGTGACCGGGATGATCGACGACAACCGCGAGTCGTATCCGAAAGTGAGTTTTCTGGAGGCGATCAACCGTACAGCGGAGCGCTATCAAGACAACACGCTAACCGAACACTACTCAGACGTGATGTACGAGGCGCAAGCATATAGCAATAAATCAACAGGCCGCAAGGCCGAAGTAAAAAAAATCATCGCCGTTATCGACGGGGTTATGCAAGGGTTCGGGTTCACCCGCGTCCTATCACAGCCTATGCCGAACGTAGCTGATCTCACGATTGCACGGCACGTCGGCAGATGGCAAGCAACCATCGGCACGGACGGCATCGTTTACAGGAGGTAACAGCACATGGCTGGAAAAGTCTCAACTAAATACACATATCTCATGGAGGGCACGGGTTCCGGCACGATCACATGGACAAAGCTGTGCGACATCGTGGATTATTCCGATCTCCACGGCGACCCGAACATGCTGGACACAACCGACCTCTCGTGTGGCGCACAGACGCAAACGGATGGCGTAAGGACAGCCGCGCCGCAAAAATTCAGGGCACATTGGCAGGGTAAAGCGTGGTACACCGCGCTTGAAGCCAAAGTCGGCACTGAGATGAATATTGCGGTTTGGTTCGGCTGTGACGCATCCGGGAACCCTGATGGCCACGACGGAAAATTCGCCGGTAAAGGCACGTTGGCGTTGAAGGTTCTCGGTAAGGGTGTTGACGAAGTTCGCGATATCGAACTTTCGTTCGCTATGTCGGAGCCGTTCGACAAGATTGCGTAACAAGTCGGGGCGGGAACGGTTCCCGCCCCATACATAAGGAGGGGAGAATTAACGATGAGCAAAAATAAACAGCTCGTAATTACGTATGGCGATAAGCAGTACACATTGGAGTTCACGAAGGACACGGTTCGCAAGACCGAGAACATGGGATTTAAGGTTAGGGAACTGTTCGATTATCCGGCGAATAATATCCCGATCCTGTTCCGCGGCGCGTTCCTTGCAAACCATAAATGGCTGCAGGTGTCCGTGATCGACGAGATGTACGACGACCTCCCTGATAAGGACGACCTGATTAACAAGCTGTACGAGATGTACAACGAACCGATTCAGGCGCTTGTCGGGTTAGAGGAGGACGCGAACAAAGGAAAAAAATCGAAGTGGGAGGCGTCGTTCTAGACGAGGACGACTCCCCAGACGACGAGCGGTCATACACGGACGTATTCATGGAATGCGCTCCGTATTACATGAGTTTAGGTATGACGTGGGAGGAATACTGGAACGGCGACAACATTCTCCCTCAAATATACCGAAAGAAAGCCGATATCGAGCGCGACAGGCGCAACATCGAGGATTGGCGGTTAGGCAGGTACATCATGCACGCGATTGGCGCGAACATGAGCGAGAAGAACGAGTACCCGACGAACCATTCCCGTTGACCGATGAGCAAGCGAAACAACAGGCAGAAAGACAGCGCGAGCAAGCATACGACGACATGCTGGCTAGGTTTAATGCCAGCACGTAGAGAGGCGATAGATGAGCGAACTCGATATTAAAGTAACCGGTGACAATACCGAGGCGATACAGTCCATTAAGGACACGATTGCCTTACTGAACACGCTCAAGTCCGCTAGCGAGTCTGTCAGTGGAGGGAACATTAAATCCGCTATGGCAGAGCTGAAGGCGGGTATAAATTCGATCCGCCCTAATCCCGAACTAGGGAAAGTGACCGAGTTCCTGAACGGTGTCGCCGCGTTCAAGCTGCCGAAAGGTCTGGCGTCGCTTAGCGAGAGGCTGGATGACATCGGTACAGGGATGAATAGCATTGGCGACACAACGAACCTAACAAATCTCGCAGTAGCACTAGACCAATACGCACGCGTTCAGGCACCGAACCTGAATAAATCCCACGCAACCGCTTTGGGTGCGTTTGCGGTGGAAGTAGACAAAATAAAGAGTCCCGAACGTTTAGGTGCGCTTGCTGACGGGCTAACTAGATATGCGGCGGTTGAACAGCCTAAATTCACCAGAGCGAACGCGAAGAACATCGGCTTGCTTGCAGAGGGGGTAGCGAGCATCCATGATGATTCAATGGTTAAATTGTTCAGGCTCGCCGAGGGCTTGCGCATGTTCAACGAACTCTCGCCCGAGAAACTGTCATCGTCAGCTACGCAATTCTCAAAACTCCCGAAAGCCCTGAAACTGTTACAGGAGGTTGATGTCAGCAAGCTCTCGCCTCAGATACAAGAACTCACATCTGTTATGACTCCGCTCGGCAACGTCATGGATAAGGTCGGGCGCGGGTTCGAGGCTATGCCGCCTAAAATCCAACGATACATCAGGGAAATGGATAACGCCACAGGCGCTACAAGCCGATTCGCTAGACAAGGCGGCGGTAGCATCATGCAGTTTTTGCGGACGTGGCAGGGNAAGATCACGACGATCCTGTTCTTCACGAGCAGAATTAGGCGTATATTCACGGAACTGACCGATACAGCGAACTCNTANATNGAGAACATGAACCTGTTCACGGTCACGATGGGCGAGAACACTGAGGCGGCNNTAAAATACGCCAAAACGGTCGAGAACGCGCTCGGGATTGACCATAACGCATGGATTAAACAACAGGGCATATTCAAGCAGATCACGTCAGGGTTCGGTGTGGCTGAGGATGAGGCGAACAAAATGAGCCAGAACCTGAACCAGCTCGTGTACGACTCGGCATCGTTCTTCAACACGACCGTTGACGAGGCGATGGCGAAGTTTGAGTCTGGGATGGCTGGGTTTAGTCGTCCGCTTCGCAACTTCGGTTACGACATCTCGCAGGCCGCGTTACAGGAGACACTATGGCGGCATGGCATTGACAAATCGATCACAGAGCTTGGTCGTGCGGCTAAAGCGCAGATCACGTACATCGCGATCATGGAACAGTCACGGAACATTATGGGCGACATGGCTAGGACGATTATAACCCCGGCGAACGCAATGCGGATTCTGAATATGGAAGTCGAGCGTATGCGCCGTGCGTTCGGACAGGCGCTGATTCCTGTCGTACAGATGGTATTGCCGTATTTAATGGCGCTGACTCAGTTGCTTACGATGGCGGGGCAAGCGTTAGCGAAACTGACGGGGTATAAAGCGCCGAAGATCGACTATTCAGGGATGAGCGTCGGTCCGCTTGAGGACGTGGAGGACGCATTTGCCGGGATCGAGGACAGGGCTAAGGGCGCAACGGCAGCGGTTAAAGAGTTCCAGAACTACCTACTAGGGTTCGACAAGATGCACGTCATGCCTTCGGATAAGGGTAAGGCTGGCGGGTTCGGCATGGCTGGAGGCTATGGCGGACCTCTCGACATCGATATGCCTGAGTACGACTTCCTGAAGGATTTAGCAGATCGTGGCACGCAAGCAGATCGGATTAAACGGAAAATTCTCGATGTGATAAATACCGTAACAGCCGCACTAGAACCGTATAAGGATTTATTAAAAACGCTCGGGCGGACGCTGTTGGTTGCGTTCGGCGTGAATACGATATCGAAATTCGCTGGTGTGTTCAACAATCTGTTCGGTGCGACGTTCAGCAAGAAAGTCGGTGGCGTTGTCGGGTTGATCGGCAGCATTTGGTTGTCGTACAAGGGGTCGGCAGATAACATTAAAAACTATCAAACGGGCAAGATCGAACTGTTTGAGTATATTTTGAATCAGCTCGGGATTATCACGATATCTGCTGGCGTCGCGATTGGGGCGCTGAAAGCGTTAGGCGCACCTACGGGCGTAGCAGTTGCGGTAGGGCTAATTGGTGCAGTTGTTACAGGGCTTTATGGCGCGGTTAAAGGCATACGTGACGCACGCAAAGAGGCGCAGCTCGATAAGTGGTTTGGCGAGATCAAGCTTACGCGAGACGAGGTGGAAGCGTTAGCTAGGTCGATTGCAACGAACGATTTTACGGTTAAATTACGAGTCGCGGCTAAGGAAATGGACAAGCTAGAAACAACGCTTGAAAGCCTTGAGGAATCAGTGTATGAGCTTAACCGCGCTAATATTCTGATCGACCTTGGTGTGGATTATGACCCCAACGAATATCAGGGAACAATCGAGTCGTTTATGGCGAATGTTCAGGACGCATTGAGGCAATATGATGCAATTATTCCGCTTGCATTTGACGTGACGTTTGGAAAAGACAGCGAAACTGGCAAACGGCTGATAGAGAATTTTAATCTGCAATCAGCCGAAAAGATGATTGAATACGAAAACGTTAGAAAAGAATGGACTAGAACACTACAAGAGCTAATCGAGCGTGGTGCTAGTTCTGTCGAGATTAAAGAGGCAACTCAGACTTATTATGCGAAAGTTCAAGAGTTCTTTAGCGAGGTTGCAAGGTTAAACAAGCAAATCCGCGAAAAAGAGATGGAGATAAGGTTTGGTGCTGTTGACTTCGGTTCTGAAGGGTTGACTGACAAATTGGATTTTGAATCATGGAAGAAAGTACTCGAAGAATTACGTGTAATAAATGAACAGAATTTGATTGATTACCAGAAACAGCACGCTGCCGCCATTGTAGGAATAATGAACGACGAAAAATCGTCAGTAGAGGAAAAGTATAAAGATTTACTCGAATTAGATAAAAATTACCACAAAGAGCGCATCAGGCAAGCCGCGATTGCTGCTACGACGCTTAGTAGCAATTTACTGGCAGACCAAGAGGAACTCGCGCGTCAGATTCGCGAGACAGATTCAATGAGAAAAGCTATTCAGAACCTTGTTGATGTTGGCACATTCGATCAAGAGGATATGCTACATAAACATAATCTAGTTACTGGCGGCTATTCCCTCTTCGAAAAGTTCCTCCTTCCTAGCCAAGACGTCTACGATCTCATCATGGACAAAACGCAAAATGCGTTTTCGGATGAACAAATTGAAGCGGCTAGGGATATCTGGGAAGCATTACAACCGGATGCTAACGTGCTTAAAAAAGAAATGATGGATGCGCTCAAAAAAGGGTACGTTCCTACTCGATCCGAAATGAACGACCTTAAAAATATGATGCTATCAGGTTTTATTGCTGGCGATCCTAGTTCGATATTCCTGTATATTGCCGATGAGTTTATGGCGTCTCCACATCTGATGACTTGGTTTACGACGATGGAAGGTATCGGCAAGAATATTCCAGATACTCTAGCTCTTGCTATCCGCGCTAATAGCACGTTTGCCGCCAATGCTACTGGCGAGATGATGTGGTGGATAAACGGCAAAGCGTATGAGA